TCAGCACTGCTGAGTATGCTGCTACAACTCGTGCAAAACGAGCTGGCAAAGCGACAGGCAAACAATTCGTGAAGCAGCCCGCTAAAATAGCGAAAAAGACAGCGAGGTTCAGATAATGGCAACATCAGGCGTAGCAAACTTCAACCTCGACCTCAGTGAGATCGTCGAGGAAGCGTTCGAACGCGCCGGTGGCGAGTTGCGCACTGGCTATGACCTGCGTACAGCACGCCGGTCTTTGAACCTCATGTTCGCTGATTGGGCCAACCGTGGCATCAACATGTTCACGTTCGAGCAGGGCACGATTAACTTGGTGCCCGGCACAGCCACATACAACCTGCCCGCCGATACCGTGGACCTTTTGGAGCACGTCATTCGTACCGGTGCTGGCAACGTTGCCACTCAAGCAGACCTGACCATCACCCGGATCAGCGTCTCTACCTATGCCACCATCCCCAACAAGCTACAGCAAGCACGCCCAATCCAGATTTGGGTTGAGCGCTTGGATACCCCACGGGTAACTGTGTGGCCTGTGCCAGACAACTCGCAGGCATATCAGCTGGTTTACTGGCGCATGCGCCGCATCCAGAACGCTGGCGACGGTGTGAACACCATGGATATGCCCTTCCGCTTCATCCCCTGCATGGTGGCTGGCTTGGCTTACTACTTGGCCCTGAAGGTGCCCAATGCCATGGCCCGACTGGAAGTTCTCAAGATGCAATACGACGAAGCATGGCAACTGGCTGCTGGTGAAGACCAAGAGAAGGCCGCGTTGCGTTTCGTTCCCCGCCAGCAGTTCATCGGTAGCTGACCATGAAAGACGAATTGTTTTTGGCGTGGGCAGCGGGTTTCTTTGATGGAGAAGGCTGCGTCATGGTGGAGGCCTCCAAGTCTGACCGGTCTCGCCATGGGTACCGTACAAGCCTGCATGCAAACGTCACTCAAACCAGCTTGCCTTGCTTGGTTTTGTTCATGGAGCGATTTGGCGGATCAATCCAAACATCGGAAAATAGAACGCCGAATGGTAGGCGCTGGGCTGTGCAGCATCGGTGGCTTGTGCGAAATGAAGAAGCCGTGGCCTTTTTGCAGGCGATACTGCCATATCTGGTTGTGAAGAAAACGCAGGCCGAGGCGGCGTTGACTTATCCTATGCGAAGCCCGGACGGTCGGAAATACGGCAACTTATCAAACCCAATCCCAGATGATGTAATGGCTGCACGAATGGCTTTGCGATCAATGTTGCAGAACATTCGCTCTGACATGAAGACTCTGGCTAAGCCTGCGAAGGAAAGTCATGGGTAACAGGTTTGCTTCCGGCAAGAAGGCGATTGCCATATGCGATGTGTGCGGGTTTCAGTTTCGGCTGAAAGAGCTTAAAGCACTCGTCATCAAGACAAAAAACGTCAACGTGCTGGCGTGTCCCGAATGTTGGAATCCAGACCAGCCGCAGCTGCAGCTCGGCATGTACCCGGTCGATGACCCACAAGGTTTGCGCAATCCCCGGCGAGATAACAGCTACCTGCAGTCGGGCTTGTTGGCAGATGGTTATGCCGGCGGCGGTAGTCGAGACATTCAGTGGGGCTGGTCGCCGGTTGGTGGCGCATCCCAGTTTGATGAGGCCCTGACACCAAATGATTTGGTGTTGGACGTGGAAGTAGGTATAGTCACGGTAGTGACGACATAAGGAGCCATCATGGCAACGAAAAAACATTCTGACGTGAAAATGGACAAGGCAGTGGTCAAGAAGGCCGTGCACAAGCATGAGAAGGCTATGCACCCCGGCAAGCCATTGACCAAGTTGGCCAAAGGCGGCAAGACCAAGATTCGCGGTACCGGCGCTGCCACCAAGGGCATCTACGCCGAAGGCCCCATGGCGTAAGGTAATAATTTTTACCTTAGAGCAAAACATGAATTACACCGAGCTGTCCGCAGCGATCCAAGACTATGCCGAGAATCCGTTCACACCGGATTTGATTGCCACGTTCGTAACGCAGGCAGAGCAGCGCATATTCAATACGATCCAGTTTCCCTCGTTGCGCAAGAACGTGACGGGTACAACGACGGCCAGCAACAAGTATTTGTCGTCGCCCGGGGATTTCTTGTCGGTGTACTCTTTGGCTGTGATTGATGCCACTGGGCGCTACGAATACCTGCTCAACAAGGATGTGAACTTCATCCGGCAGGCGTACCCAAATCCAACCAGTACGGGCATCCCCAAGTACTACGCGTTGTTTGGCCCCACGACGACCAACAACACCCCACCGGTCATCACCAATGAGTTGAGCTTCATCCTTGGCCCGACACCCGATGCTGCGTACAGCGTAGAGCTACACTATTTCTATTTCCCGACCTCTATCTCGGTAGCAGGCACTTCATGGCTAGGAGATAACTTCGACCCAGTACTGTTGTACGGCGCTTTGGTTGAAGCTATTACGTACATGAAGGGTGAGGCTGATCAGATTTCCATGTACACCGCAAAATACAACGAGGCACTGGCCATGGCCAAACGTCTGGGCGACGGGCTCGAACGGACTGACAGTTATCGCACAGGCCAGTACCGTCAGGCGGTGACATGACGCGCTATACACGACAAGAAGCCAAAGCGCTTGGGTTGCCGACATGTTTTGGCAGCCCTTGCAAAGTGCACCCAGAGTTGGGGGGCTTGCGTCGTGTATCAGGCGCTTGCGTAGAGTGCGCCAAACAAAATCTGCGGAAGAGCCGAGCATCTGACCCAGAACGTACACGGGCACAGGAACGAAAAGATCGCCAAAAGTACATGGCAGACCCGGTGAGTGCGCAGAAAAAGCGTGACCGCGACGTTGCGTACCGAGCCAAAAACCGCGAAAAATGCGCGGAAATCATCAAGGCATGGTCTGCAAAAAACCCAGACAAAGTGCGCGAATATTCCCGCAAGACCAAACTCAAAAATGCCGAGACCTTGCGTATGGCGGCCATCCGTTATCGGCTTGATAACCCCGAAAAGCGCAAGCAAACAACCCGCAACTGGCGACAGAACAACAAGCACCTCGTGGCTGCTGCTCAACAACGGCGGCATGCGGCAGAATTGAAGCGTACCCCCGGCTGGCTTACGGATGACGACCACTGGGTCATGCAGCAGGCATACGAGATTGCGTCGGTGCGGACAAAACTCTTCGGTTTCCCTTGGCATGTGGACCATATAATCCCCCTACAAGGTAAGTGCGTGTCTGGTTTGCACGTGCCATTGAACTTGCAGGTCATACCGGGGGTTGAGAATATGCGAAAACTGAATAAATTTGAGGTCACGGCATGATCGCTCAAACCGCAACCACCTCGTTCAAAGCCGAACTACTGCAAGGCATCCACGACTTCAACACCGACACGTTCAAGTTGGCGTTGTATTTGGCCACAGCTAATTTGGGCGCAGATACGACCGTTTATACGACATCGGGGGAAACCTCTGGTACTGGGTACACGGCTGGCGGAAACACCCTGACAGGCATCTCGGTCAATGCGGCCGGGTTTGTGACGTTTACCAACACTACATGGAACCCCGCAAGCTTTACGGCACGGGGTGCGCTCCTCTACAATAGCACCAAAGGGAACAAGGCTGTTGCGGTCTTGGACTTTGGTTCTGACAAGACTGCCTCGAACACGTTTCTGGTGCAGATGCCCGCAAATACAGTGACCAGCGCACTGATCCGATTTTCCTGATAGGAGTTTGAAATGATGATCGCAAAAGCCCAGTCGAACGACGCCGTTTCCGCACAGACGTGCCTCGGTAGCGCAGCCCAATCTACTGCCCAAGCAGGCGGTGTTTACACCGTTGAGTGCCGCGACGCTCAGGGCAACCTGAAGTGGTCCGAAGAGATGCACAACCTCGTGGTGAACGTCGGTCTGAAAGACATGAACGACAAGTACTTCACCGGCTCCAGCTACACCGCTGCTTGGTACTTGGGTCTGGTTACCGGCCCCGGCGCAGGCAACACCTACGCAGCCGCTGACACCATGGCATCGCATGCCGGTTGGGCTGAGAACACCTCGTACAGCCAATCCACTCGCCCAGCTGCTACGTTTGCTGCAGCCAGCACGGCCGATCCTTCGGTGATCACCAACTCGGCTTCTGTGGCTGTGTTCAGCATCAACGGCACCGCCACGATTGCTGGCGCGTTCTTGACTTCGGACAACACCAAGAGCGGCACCACTGGCGTGTTGTTCTCTGTGGCCAACTTCGCCTCCCCCGGCGATCGTTCTGTGGTGTCCGGTGACACCTTGAACGTGACCTACACTTTCAGCCTCGACGCCGCATAAGGAGTAAGACATGGCTACCAAGTACACCAAAAACCAAAACGTGCGTCTGAAAGCAGTCGTACCCCAAGGCCCCGTCGTTGCCCTGCGCATGAACGAAGACGGCGTGTTCTTCTATCTCGTGGAGTGGACCGATGCTGACGGCGTTAAGCAGCAGCGCTGGTTTGAAGAATCCGAGCTAGAGGCCGTCTAAGGGGGCCGGGTGTTTGGCTTCATACCCTTTGCAACTGCCCCGTTTTCATCGCTTGCAGGCGCTGTCTATGCGGTCTCAGTTGATGAAAGCGCGACCGCGTCAGATGCACTGACGGCGCTTGGGGTATTTGCCACTTCGATTTCTGAAGGGGCTACGGGGTCAGACACCATCACTGCCGGCGTTGTATTCGCTGGCACCATCACAGAAACCGCAACGGGCACTGACTCTCCAGCAGGGTCGGTCTCGTACCAAGTGCTCGTCGTCGAACTGGCTGTGGCCAATGACGCGTCATCAAGCGCGTTGGATATTGGCGGGTCCGTGAGCGAAGCGGCCGCTATTAATTCTGCGACCAGTGCCAGCGTTGATTTTGCTTCGTCAGTGGATGAATCCACCACTGCCTCACAGACGGTTGTGGCTCGCGTTGTGTTCGTGGCGCTGGCCAGCGAGACTGCTCAGGCCATAGACAGCCCTGCTACGGGGGTGGAAGTCTACGCACAAATCCAAGAAGTCAACACAGCAACCGACGCGCCATCAAGTGCAGTTGAGTACCCCAACTCGGTATCCGAAGCTGCCGCCGGCGCTGGACAATTTGCGTCTTCGATTGATTTTGGTGCCCTCATCAATGAGGGTAGCACCGTGGCAGAGCTGGTCAGTGCAGCGGCCACTTTTGTTGGAAGTCTGAGTGAGAGCGCAACCGGGTCGGATGATACGTCGTCGGCCTTTGCGTTCTTCAGTGATGTAGATGAGTCTGCTACGGCCACGGCCTCCGAATCTGCCGGCGTGGTGTTTGTCGCGGCGCTGGGTGAGCAAGCACAAGCTGCGGTAGCACAGACATCGTTGATTGATTACGGGACTGTGATTGCTGAGCTGGCCACGGCGTCTTCCACGACAGGGGTGCTGCCTGTATTTGCTGCTCGTGTAAACGAATCTGCGCAGGCGCGAGACACGGTGTTGGGCCGTTTTTTGTGGGACATCATCAATGACAGCCAGACTGTCTCGTGGCAAAATATCAACACCGCAGAGACGACCAACTGGCAGGTCATTACCAACGCTGACGGCGCTCAATGGCAGGTCATCAAAACCGTGCTGTAAGGAACTAAAATGGCTTTTGTTGTCAAAGATCGCGTCAAAGTTACCACCACCACAACAGGGACGGGCACACTTACGCTTGGGGCTGCGGCAACTGGCTTCCAGAGTTTCTCCGTTATCGGTAACGGCAACACGACCTACTACACCATCACCGATTCTTTGGCCGGGACTTGGGAAGTCGGCATTGGCACATACACAGCCTCGGGAACCACACTGTCTCGTGACGTAGTGCTGGAGTCCAGCAACTCAGGCTCTTTGGTCAACTTCGGCGCTGGCGACAAAGATGTGTTTGTGACGTACCCAGCGGAGCGTGCTGTGGTCGGCGGCATGGGTTACATCCAGAATGCTGCCACGATTACGCAGAGTTCTTCGATCCTTGACGGGTACAATGCCATCTCGGCAGGTCCGATTGTGATTGATGGCGGGGCAGTGGTGACGGTTCCTAGCGGTTCTGTGTGGACAGTCATCTAATAAGTCGGTAGCATGCAAGGATAAGGAACCAAGATGCCAAGTTCATATACCCCCAGCCTGAGACTTGTACTCCCCGTAACGGGCGAGCTGACGGGTACTTGGGGTGACGTTACCAACCAAGGCATGACCGAGTTGGTGGATGCGTCTATCGCTGCCACTGCTGCCATCACGATGTCTGATGCGAACTACACGCTCAGCACGGCCAACGGCGCAGCAGATGAAGCTCGCAAGATGTTTGTTGCCCTGACGGGTTCGCTGACAGCTGCGCGGAACGTGGTTTGCCCAACGAGCTCCAAGCTGTATTTTGTGTTCAACAACACAACGGGCGGCCAGAACATTGTTTTCAAGACCTCTGCAGGTTCCGGCGTTTCTGTTCCTCCCGGCCAGATCGCAGCGCTGTATTGCGATGGCACCAATGTGGTTCAGGCAATCAACGGGTTCCCAAAAGATTTGACGCTGCCCGTGGGCAACACCGCAAGCCGTCCTACGGGTGCGGGCGGTAAGGTTTATTTCAACACCCAGACGGCCAAGTTCGAGGGCTACAACGGCACCTCGTGGGGTCAGTTGGGCGGCGGAGCCACTGGTGGCGGTACAGACGAAGTGTTTGTTGAAAACGGCCAGACTGTTACCACCAGCTACAGTATTCCCAGCGGCAAGAATGCCATGAGCACTGGGCCAATCACCATTGACGACGGCGCAGTCGTCACCATCCCTGACGGTTCGCGTTGGGTTGTCATCTAAGGGGAAACTATGTCGCTAACACTCGACGGAACCAGTGGTATCACATCCAGCGGCGGGACCAATGTCCTTCAGGCGGATGCAGTCATCACAAGTAACTTGGTCAACGGTGCTGTCACCACGGCCAAGATCGCCGATCTGGGCGTAACGGAAGGCAAGCTTGCAGCAAACGCAGTGACCACGGCTAAGATCGCTGACTCTAATGTCACCACGGCCAAGATCGCTAACAGTGCAGTCACGATCGCAAAATTGAGCGCAACGGGGACGGCTGATAGCACCACATACCTCCGTGGTGACGGCTCGTGGCAAACGATCAGCACCACACCAACCACCGACCAAGTATTGAGCGCAACCGCTGGTGCTTCTGTTGGTGCTGTGGGGACTTATGCTTTTCTTGGTGAGACAACAACAACAACAACAAATCCGAGCGGCACAAGGGCGGGGTCAAATTTAAGGTACGCAAACGTCACAAGGCGCGATAGTTGGGCAGTTTCTGGTTCAACTACCGGTGACACAATAGGCGGCTCTAGCACACCATCTGGTACATGG